CCCGCCGCCCGCGCCCCCGCCGCCACCGCCTCCCGCGCCCCCGCCACCGGTCGGAGGCATCGGGCAGGCGAACCTGACGTACCAGGGCGCGTTTCTGTTGCCGTTTCTCGATTACCGCGTGTATGGCACGGACCTGTCGAACGGTGCGGCGCTGCTTGGGTATCACCGCGCGAACAATTCGCTGTTCGTCTCGGTCGATGAAGGCGCGAGCCAGTTCAACAGTTACGTGTGCGAAGTCAGTATCGTCACGCCCACCTTGGCGGCGTCCACGACGGCGTTACAGCGCGGCAGTCTGATCCAGGCACCCCAAGATGCGGCGGGCGGCCTCTGGTATCGGTGCAGCCTGAACAGCTTTTCCGGCTGCCGGATTCGCGGCTGTTTGGTGGGTGCCAATGGCCAGATGTTCCTCTCCGGCTACATCAATTACGACGGCGGGTATCAGGGCACGCATAGTCTGTACCGGCGGTCCACGACGCTGAGCGTCCAGGATGTGGTAGGCCCGATCGAGATCAACGGCTTCGGGATCGGGTCGGCGGACAACGGCGGGATCTGCGGCGGGTTTCAGGCCGCGATTCCGGCGAACTGGCAGGGGGCCCTTGGCGGCGACACGATCTGCGGGAATTGGGGGCTGTCGATCAATGGCCGCACGAGTTGGGGCCCGTCAGCCGTCATTTACAACCAGGCCGAGGTCGGGCTGGCGGACAGCGTGAACGCCCAACCCCTGCTCTATTACAACCAGGATCATCCGACCCTCGGGGAGCCGGGGATCGATGGGGCGCTCTGGAATGATGCGGGCGAAGCGGGCGGGATCGTCTTTGTCGAGGGCACCAGCACGATTCTCTTCTTCACGCGGCACACCGACCACTACTGTTACGGCGACGGCACGACCAATCCGTCGCTCGATCACACGCAAGTGCCGGGGGAACCGCCAGGCGTCATCTACTGCTACGACGTCGAAGTCGGCGGCAAAGGCCAGCACGGCAATCCCTGGACGCAGCGGGTGTATGCCTACGACGCGAATGAGCTGGTCAACGTGAAGGCCGGCATCAAACAGCCGTGGGAGGTCTACCCGTATACGTGGTGGGATTTCGAGCTCCCGCAGTTTCAGTACACGCATTATCTGAAGTCGGTCACATACGACCCGGTGAGCCAGCTGATCTATCTGGCCGCGCAGTATGGCGACACGATTGGCGGGGCGTTCTACAACGCGCCGGTGATTCACGTCTACAAGGTGACGCCGTAAGTGGCTGACAGCAAACTGACCGCGCTGACGGCGAACACGACGCCGCTCGCGACGGACCTGTTCTACATGGTCGACGATCCGGGCGGATCGCCGCTGTCCCAGAAGATTGTGTTTGGCGATGCGGCGACGGCGTTGTTCCGGTCGGAAATTTCCATTACGACCACGGCGACGTTCACGATCAACCGGGCGCATGTTATCAGTGGGACCAGCAGCGATTACACGGTGGCGTTTCCGGCCGCCTCGGGCAATGCGGGCAATTTCATTCAGTACCGCGTGGATCCCACGGCCACGCGGTTGTTCACGTTGGATCCGAACAGCACCGAAAAGATCGATGGCGACACGACGCAGATTGTGTGGGCGAAAGAATGCGGGTTGGCGATCTGCGATGGGTCCAATTGGTTCCACTATCAGAAATATCGGCGGGCGATGGTGGGGTCGGCGGCCCTGAATGGGAATCAAACGGTGGCGGCGTCGACGTTGACGAAAGTGACCGTCAATAGCGTCCTGACGGACAATACGGGCTTCATGGTCGATACGTCGAACAACAAGATCGTGATTAAGCGTCCGAATTATTACCGGGTGCTGGGGGCCGTGCAGTGGAGTCCCGGCGCGACGTTGAGCCGCTCGGCTGATGCCGTGATGGATCTGTCGCTCACGGCGACCTATTGCTCGCAGTGGTTGCCGGCGCTCTCGGCGACGGCGACGGCGGTCTGCACGAATACGCTGCTCTTTGCGGCGAGCGATAACATCCTGCTGGCGGCCTATCAGGAAAATCTCGGATCGACAGGGCAAACCGTGGCCGGGACGAATACCGCCGAAACCTGTCTCACGGTGGCAGAAGTGCTCTGATGATTACCAACATGGCCCGCGTGATCGCCTATCAATATCCGACCGCGATCGTTCAGACCGATTGGACCGCGAAAGATACGGGGGATGGGGCCGGGCAGGTGCTCACGTCGTGGAATACGGCGAAGCTCGGCACGCAACCGACGCAGCAGGAGCTCGAAGCGATTGAAGCCTCGACGGGCTACGCCGTCTATTGGTCCGATCCGTCGGTCAACTTCCGGGCGTCACAGCTAAACGGATCGGCCGTGGTGCGGCGGGCGGGTGTCAGGAAGTCGGCCGACGAAAGTACGACCAGCACGACCTTTGGCGATTGCGCGGATCTCGATTTCGATCTGTTGCCGACGACCTCGTATCGGTTCCGGTTCACGGGGGCGTATGCGACGGCCGCACCCTCGACCGGGTTGCAGCTGTCGGTCAAAGGCCCGGCGAGTCCGAATTTCCTCGCCTACAGCGGCCAGATTTTCACGGGTCCGACCGCCATCGCGGCAGGCGTCGGGGCCAGTTATGACGTCGCGCTGGCGGCGCCCTCATCCGGTGGGGCCACGGCGCTGCCGTTCACGCTCGAAGGCACGATCACGACGGGCAGCCAGGGCGGGACGATCACGTTACGGGTCCGAACGAGCGCCGCCGGATCGGCCGTGACGATCAAACGCGGGTCGATTGGCGACTTGGATCAGGTGCAGTAATGGCGAACGATTACCTGCTGCTCGAAACAGGCGACAAGCTCATCCTCGAGGATGGGACGGGCGATTTGATTCTGGAGAGTTCCGGCGCGGCCGATACGCTGTTCGCCCAAGCGTGCCTGAGCTGGCTGCTGGTGTTGGTGTCACTCGCGAGGATGTATGGCCTCTAAGCGACGGCTCGAAGGGTATCTGTTGGTCGACAACCGGCACGCCCCGGCGATTGATGCGAATCAAGTGCGGGCGTTCGAGCGGCAGCACGGGCCGGTGACGGCGGCGGGCGTGACGGGACTGTTCGAGTCGGCCACGTTAACCTGCGCCCATTGTCACGCGCAGATCGTGCTCAATCCGAATCGGTCGCGGCCACGGCACTATTGCAGCAAGTGCGACAAATACGTCTGTGACAACGCGGCGTGCGTGCTCGAGTGTTCGCCGCTCAATGCGGTGTTTGACCAGTTGCAAGCGGCCGCGGGGCGCCGCGGTTTCTGAGGAGGAACAAGCATGGCTCGATGGGTGGCGCAGAAAACGACGTGGACGCCGGTCGCGGTGGCCGACACGACCAACATGACGGCCGCCGGGTTCGTGGCGATCAAAGGCGGATCGACCACGCAGCGGTTGAACGTGTGGGAAGTCTACATGGGCGGGCAGGCGGGCGCGTCCTCGCCCTGCATCATGGTGCTTGCCCGCGATAGCACCGTGTTTTCGGGGGCGACCTCGAACGCGGTGAAAAACACGGCGCTCGACCCGGCGACCGCGGCCTTGGCCGCGCCGCCCTTGACGCAAGATGTCGGCTCGACCACGCTGCCGCAGCGCGATACGAACCTGTATCTGCTGAATCTGTCCTTTAATGCCTTCGGGGGCATTGTGCGGTGGGTGATGGCGCCGGGCGAAGAAATCGGTATCTTGGGCAACGCGGCGTCGTTTGGCGAAGTCAGCCTGTCCGCGTTTACCGGCGGCACGCCGGGGCTGATGGGATCGCACATCATTTACGAGCCGTTCTAGGCTCGCGGTCAGGATCGGCTAGATGGCGACGGTCTTTCGGCCGCCTACCGTTGCGCCACGACAGGATCGGTCCGCCCATTTTCTGACGGCGCGGCTGGCGCAAGCCGCCGTCGTGGGCGGGCTCGTCCTCACGACGCTGCTGTCGAAGGACGCGCTGCCGACGAGCCGCGGCCAGACCTGTGATCAGCCGAATCCGCGCGGGTATGCCTACGCCACGACGCTGCGGACGTGGACCGCCTCGGCGTTCCGGGGCGTCGAAACGTACCCGGCGAGTCGCGGCCAGACCCTCGATCAACCCAACCCGCGCGGGGCGCCCTATCCGACCAATCTGCGGACGTGGGTGGACCGGCCGCTGGCGGTGCAGGGCTTTGGCGGGCCGCCGGCCGCGCTCGGGCAAACCACGGATCAGCCCAACCCGCGCGGCGCCAGTTATCCGGTCAGCCTGCGGACGTGGCAGCAAGACCCGCTGGCGCTCAAGGGCACCGATGCCCTCACGACCAGCCGCGGGCAGACCGCCGATCAGCCCAATCCGCGAGGCGCCCCATATCCGACGAGTCTGCGGACGTGGCAGGACACGCCCTATGCCCTGCAGCACCAGATCGTCTATCCGCAGAGTCTCGGGCAGACGACCGATCAACCGAACCCGCGCGGCTACGCCTATCCGGTCAGCCTCCGCACCGAGGCCAATCAGTCGATCCGGCTCTATGGCCGGGACGTGCTGCCGGCCAGTCGTGGGCAGACGGCGGATCAGCCGAATCCTCGCGGCTATCCCTATCCGGTCACGCTCCGCGTGCGACAGCAGCCGACGCCGGTCAATCAGGCCGTTACGCCGGTGCCGCCGATTCGGTTGTCGGAGTGGCCGAATCCACGGGGCTACCCGCACCCGGTGGGGCTACGGACGCTGACGGCCAGTCCGCATATCAGTCCGGTCGGGGAAATCGTGCAGCGGCGGCAAGTCGACGGCTACGATGCGGTCGGGACCCGCGGTGTCGAAGGCCGCAATCCAGGGATCTAACTTATGAGCTACGCCTTAGCGCAGTCCAGCACCGACGTCCTTGACTTCCTGATGGTCGATGCGCTCGATCACATCACGGGCGCGACCGGGAAAACCGTCACCGTCACGCTGTGTAAGAACGGCGGGGCGTTTGGTCCCGCACTCGGCAGCGTGTCAGAAATTGCCTCGGGCTGGTACCGCTACACCCCAGTCGCCAGCGAGCTGAACACGCTCGGTCCGCTGCTGCTCCATGCGACGGCGGCGCTTTGCGACCCGCGCGACGCGTCGTTCGTCGTCGTCAACTACAACCCCTCGGTCATCCTGCCGAGTTCACCGCCGACCAGTGCCACGTTCGGCACGATTCGGGCGCTCGACCTCATCAATGCCGCGATGTCGCTCATCCAAGCGAAGGCATTGGGGCAGGTGCTCACCTCCGATGAAGCGCTCGATGCGTTCGGGTGGCTGAACCGGATGATCGACAGCTGGGGCAATCTGCCGGCGTTGATGCCGCAGAACAAGCGCGAAGTGTTCGATCTGGTCGCGGGCCAGATGACGTACACGATTGGCCCCGGCGGGGATTTTGATACCGTGCGGCCGGTCTGGATCACGGGCGCCGGGTTATTGCTGAGCCAATTGCCGACGCCGGTCGAATTGCCGCGGCCGGTCATCAACAACGCGCAGTATCAAAGTATTCAAATCAAGACGTACAGCTCGGCGTACGTCACGGTCGTCTACTACAACATGACGTATGCGGCGGGCTTGGGCGAAATTACGCTCTGGCCGGTGCCGAATACGACCGCGCAACAGTTGGTGCTCTATTCCGATCAGGCGATTCCGGGCTTCTCGAGCCTGACGGCGCAATACGTGTTCCCGCCGGGCTACACGCAGGCGATTATCGACAATCTCGCGTGCATTCTGGCCGATGTCTATGCGTTCCCGTTGCCGCAGCGGGTCGAGACGCGGGCCAAGACGGGCCTGAGCGAGATTAAGCGAGCGAATACGCAGGAGGTGACCGATCTGGCGGTCGATCCGGGGATTCTGACGCGCTCGGCGCAGAAGCCCTACAACATTCTCAATGATCAAACGTCATGATGCTATGTGCATGCGGCTGCGGTCAGCCGACAAAACGCAATCGCGGTGGAGGGTCTCCGACTATGCGGCGAGGTGAGTACTTTCGATTCCTCGCTGGTCATTATCGACGCGTCCAACCGTGCAAAACGTATAAGAGTCGGCGTGCTGGCGTGGTCGGGACGCAACTCCTGCATCGACAACGCGCCGAACGAGCCTTAGGCAAGTCCTTGCCGCGAAAGGCTGTCGTGCATCACTTGGACGGATCGCGTAGTGCGGATGGGCCGATTGTCATTTGTCCAAGTCAGGCGTATCACGGCTTGTTGCATGTCCGCATGCGTGTTCGTGAGCATGGTGGCGACCCGAATACGGATCGGATTTGCGTCTATTGCCATGACGTGAAACCGATCACGGCGTTTGTGAAGTTCACTGCTCGGCCGAACGTCTGGCATTGCTTGGAATGTTCCAATCGGCTGGCGAAGGCACGAAAAGCGAGGCGCATAACCTCATGAGCCGATTGCCTGGGTTTGTCGGGCCCTCGAATGTCGCGTTCTCTCGTGCCGCCGACGGCGAGGACGCGATCAACGTGTTCTATTGCGTCCGAGACGCCGGCACGCCGAAGGTGTTTGAGTGGTATGAGTCGGTGCCGGGGTATGCCCCGTTCTGCGGCCTCTCAGCCGGACCGATTCGGGCGATCTACGCGCAGGATTTCGGCGGCGGGAACCGCTGTTTTGCCGTGGCGGGGGATGTCTACGGCGAGATCTTGGCGACCCACACGTTTGTGCCGATTGGCGTGCTGGCACTGGATGGCAATCCGGCCACGATTACGCCGAACGGGACGAACGGCTACCAGAATTTCGTGACCTCGGGCGGCTTGGGCTACATCCACGATCTGAACGCCAACACGTTCACGCAGATCGTCGCCAGTGGCTTTCCGTCCGAGGTCGTGACGGGCGCGTTCTGCGGCGGCTTTTTCCTGGCGCTCCAGGCCAACAACAACGTGTGGGCGTTTTCCGCGCCCGAAGATGGCACCGACTGGCCGGGGCTGAATTTCATCCGTATTTCATCGGCCTCGGATGACATTCGGATGATCTACGTTAATCAGTTCGAAGTGTGGTCCCTCGGCCAGTACACCACGCAAGTGTGGGTCCTTGACAGTTCCTCGAGCGTGTTCGGGCCGATTGGCGGGACGTATATCGACGAAGGCATCATCGCGCCGTGGTCGGCGGTGCTCGCGGATCGGTCGATCTTCTGGATTGGCGGCGATACCCGCGGGGCGGGCGTGGTCTATCGCAATCAAGGCTACAACCCGATTGCCGTCTCCACGCGAGCGATTGAACAGTATTTCCAACAGTCCGCACGGCTCGATCAAACGATTGGCTGGACGTACCAAGAGAACGGGCATCTGTTTGTCGTGTTCAACGTGCCGGACCTCGACAAGACGCCGGTGTACGACGTGACCACGCAGCAATGGCACATGCGGGCGCTATGGTCCGATCGGCTGCTCCAGTGGACGCCCGATGTCGGCCGGTGTCATGCGTACTGTTTCGGGAAGCATCTGGTCGGGGATCGCAAAACGAACACCGTGTATGAGATGTCGCAGGACATCTACGGCTATGACGTGGTGCTGACGTGAGGCCTTGTGGTTCCGAATAGCACGCCAGCCACAGCGATTCCTATCCTGCTGCCGTGGACGCTCACCATTGATGTGAGTGACACGAATATCCCGACCAGTGGCGCGTGGTATCGCTTCACGACGGGCGCGAGTGTCTACCTGCTCTCGGCGCATGTGTCGCCATTGCCACCCGTGATCCCGTCGATTAGTTTCTACGACGCTGACGGGACCACCCGCGTGACGCCGCCAGCGACGTGGCTCGCGGCAACTGATGGCGAACCGACGAATCAACCCGTCTCGCCAGAGACGGTGTACTACGCCCGGATTGACAACGGCACGTCGACGCCTGATTCACTCGTCACCTTTACGGTGCTCGCCAATCCCGTGATTGCGGCGCCGGTGGGCACGCTGATCTGTCCCACGGACGCGAAAGGGTTTCCGGCCTTGGCGCTCGCCGCAGATGGGACGCTGCTGCGTGCGGCGCCGTTTGCCACGGGTGAGAATGGCGCGGCCTTGGATAACGGCGTCATTCTGGCCGATACGCGCAACACCGTGGGCGGGAATGTCGACGGGACGTTAGAACTCCGCACGACAGATGCCGCGTTTTCCCTGATTGCCACGCTCACCGATCCATTGTCGACCGGCACGCAGTATGCGATCGCGTGTGCGGTCGGCGCGGCACAGTTTTGGATCGCGAGTCCGCGCTCCTCCAGCCTCGCGTGGACGTTTACCACGGTGAGTTATACCGGCGTGGTGGGCGGCACGATTTACAGTCCCAGTATCCATGCGCTCTCGGATATTGCGATTTCCAATGATCAAAAAACGTTGTACTACACGCCGGCCACAGGGGCCGGAAACGTCATTGCAACGTTTGATATTGACGGGAATACCGACGGCCCGAATTTCGCGGCCGGAGTTACGGGATTTCAGGCCCGCGATCTTGTCGTGCTCTCTGACGGTCGACTGATTGTGGAGTATTTCAAACAAACCGATCGGACGCTGGATTTCATTCGTCTCTATGCGACGGACGGCAGCACAGTCCGCGATATTACGCTCACCGACGTGAGTGCCGGCACGGGCTTTCTCTCTGATCATCTGGCGCGGAATGGTGCCAGCGCCGGGGATTTCTGGTGGTGGGTGCAAGCGAATCTCAGCACGCCGCCACAGAACAAGTACCTTCGCGTGCGATTGAGCGATGCGGCGGTGCTGAACAGTTTTACGCTCGACCAGTATAACGCCGGATACGGATATGCCGGCACAGTCGATCCGTTCGGATCGGCCGCGTCGTGTCCCTTTTTGACATTGACGCAATCGATCGCGGGAGTGACCCCGACGCCGCCTGTGGTCGGTCCCGTCTCTAGTTTCGTCATTCGGCGGGTGCGCCGTGCGCCGCATCTGTGGGATGGCACCTCGAGCCATCGCATGTTCTACCCCGGTGCCGAGCTCCTGTTCGAAACCGGGGCGATCCGCGATGACGTGGCGAATCCGCTCTATTTCGGGCTGCAGTGGTCGGATGACGGCGGCAATACGTGGTCGTCGGTGCATTGGTCCCAGGCACAGATGATCGGCCAATACAAGGGCCGGGTGCGCTGGCAGCGGTTGGGCTATGCGCGGGACCGGGTCTTTCAGGTGGTCTGTGCCAGCCGTGTGAAGGTCGTGCTGCTCGATCTGATTCTGAATCCCGATCCGGTGCAGGGGGCAGGGTAGTGCATCTCTCCGTCCTCGGGGATGCCGCGATGGGCTATGGCGGGGCGGTGGTGTCGGTCAACGGCTCCACGCCCGCGGCGCTCGCTGGCGTCTCTGGCGGGTCGCGGTACGGGCCCGCATGGCTCACGAACGCCAAGATTGCCTATCAGAACGACACGGCCGGCGCGATTCAGCAGAGTTACGACACCGGCACGACGGCGCTGGCAACGTTGAGCAGTACCGGTTCCAACTACATTGCCGCTGGACAGTCGGTGTGGGCGGCGTGGGCGAATGGGACGGGCGTCTTTTCGTCCAATGGCGTCACGTCTGCCGGGATTTTGGGCGATGTGTCGACGGATCATGGCGAGATCGGCCTGTTTGACTCCTATCCGGCCATTGCGGGCATTTCGGTCTATGCCTCCGGTGGCGGGGTCCCCATTTACACGAATCCGTCCGCGGTCCCGTCCAACAACTTCATGCGGATTCGGGCGCATATCCTGGCGTGGCAGCAAACGAGCGGCTGGACCCTCGTCAATGTCACGGGCGGGAGTCTCGCGTATTCCGTGCGGGTCGACGACCCGATCATCTGGATGGTCCCGGTGGCCTTCAGCGGGCAGATCTATCTCTTGGAGCTCTCGCACGAGGGCAAACTGACGCTGCGCGGAGCCAACAGTGCGACCGGCTGGATCATCGCGCCGCAAGGGACGATTGCGTTCAACCCGGACGCCATGCCGGTCGGATCGGCGGTCCGCATGGGCTGGTCGACCAATGCCGGCGAATCGCCCGATGCGCTCGTCGTGGCGGATTTCGTGGTGTCAACCCAAACGCTCACGATCTCCACGGTCAGCGGCGGCGTGCTCGTGCCGGGAGCGCCCACGGTGCTGGCCTCGACGACGTTCAGCGTGGTATCCGCCGGCAACAGCTCAGGAACTGTCCCGCTGCCGCGCGTCGATCATCCGTTGGTGAACGACAACGGCACGCCCACGCGGGTGATGACCGACTGGATGCGCCAGATCAACAAGACGGCCTCGAGCGCGTTTGTCGGCAGCCAACAGAGCCAGAACAACACCTCGGAGACGCCGAGTTTCGGGACGATTACGAGTCCGGGGGCCGTCTCGATTATTGCGTCGATGCCAGGTGGGGCAGTGGCCTTGGGCGGCGGACTGCAGATTGTGGGGAACACGATCAGCGGCTTTGTGCTCCGTGAAACCCATACCTTCACCGACGCGCAGATCAAGGCCCTCCCCACGACGCCGCTCACGGTGATTACCGCGCCGGGGGCCGGGATCGCGGTGGATATTCTCAAGGTGTCGCTGTTCGGCAATTTCACGGCCGGCATCTACACGAACCTGCACGATCCGGGCTACTGGGTGCTCCGGCTGACGACCGACGAGATCAGCACGTATCTCGAGGACGATTCGGGCGCGGGTCTGTCGGCGATCACGACGTTCCTCGCGACGGCGGGCCAGATGCGGGCGTCGTTCACCTACAGCCAAAGCGCGATTACCGGCGCACCGGGGTACACCGATGCGGTGCCCGATGGGGCGCACCCGGCCAACGGCATCACGCTCTACGTGAACAACGGTGGGGCGGGGAACTACACCGGCGGGAACGCGGCGAATAGTCTGAAGTCCATCGCCTATTACACGCTGGAGGCGATCCCGTAATGTCAGCGGTTTGACAGCGGGCGCATACTACGAGGGCACTGTGGCACAACGCGGCTTGACACTCGATCAGGCGTATGGCGGCGGGAATCCGTTTGATCCCGAGACGGAACCGGCGCAATACGCGCAATGGAATTTCCAGCATCCGACCGGCACGACGCTGAACGATTCGGATACACCCACGCCGTGGTGGGATATTGCGCTGACCGGCGCGAAAGGGGTCGCGCCATTCTTTTTGCAGGACGCGGCGATTCCCGGCTTGAATGCGGGCGGCGGGGCTGGTCCCACGTCCTCAGCAGTCTATGGCGAAGGCGTGGGGGTGGGGACGAGCGGTGTCCCGGTCTTTACGAGCACCAGTTACGCCCCGACGGTGGGATCGCTCGCCGGGGTAGGGTCGATCGCGTCCGGGGCGACCAGTAGCGCCCAAAAGGGCACGGGCGGAGGCGATACGAGCACGGATCAACGAGCGCCGGATGGCACGCCGGTGTTTCGATCCACCACGACCGCCCCGACCGACACGGCTCCAACGGATGCCTATAACGCCGGATTGCCCGCCGCGGCAATGGTGCCGCAAGGGGGCACGAATCCGACGCCGCAGGACCTCCGCAATACATGGGACACGCCCAGCGGGGCTCCGTCGGACCAGAAACAAGGCGACGGGTTCTCCTGGGGTGATTTCTTCAGGAACTACGGCAGCGGCCTCCTTGGGGAAGGGCTGAAATATCTTTTTACGCGGCAAGGCATCAACAACGCCGTGGATGCGCAAGTGGCGGCAGGCAAAGCCGCGCAAGACACGGCCTCGAGAACCGCCGCGGGCCTCAATCGGATGTATGCCAATCAAGGCCAGCAGTACCGGGACATCCTGACGAATCAACTATCGAACATGAGCCCGTATACCTCGCTCGGGGCCGGGGCCGCTGGGCTCCTCGGACAAGGCTTAGGCGTACCGGTCACGATGCCGAAAGCCACGCCGATCACGCCGTCGATTGGCATGGACTACGCGCCGGGGATGCAGATCGGGCAACTGAACCCGACGAGTCCGGCGGGCGGGAGTCTGACAGCGCCGCGGCCGAATCCGTTTCCGGGGTCGCAGCCGTTTAACAGTGGCCAAGGCGGGGCGCCGCTGGCGGCGTACGGGACGGGCACGGTGACGATGCGAGCGCCGGACGGGACGACGAAACAGGTGAGTGCCGCCGATGCGGCGCATTACCAGGCGCAGGGTGCGGTGATTGTGGGGGGTGGCAATGGCTGATTGGTTTGCCCAGAACGCGCCGAAGGCGTCCAATGTGTCGGGGTTTAACACCACTGGTATGTATGGCGTCGGTCAGACTCCGAGTCCCACGACGCAGCAGGCGTTTGCGGGGCAGCAGCCGCCATCTTATACAGGTCCAGTTATTCCGACGGGCAGCCCAGCCAGTGATCCCGCATTGCAGCAAGGAGGCTACCCGACGCTTGGCGGCGGGGGCTGGGATCCGCACGCTGGTCAATCGGGCTATTACGCAGGCGGTGGCGTGGATTCCACCGGCATGCCGCAGACCTCCTATTGGGTGCCCACGAATGGCGGCTATCAGCCCCGCGATACCGGCATCGGCGGACGGTTGAATACTGGCATAGGCGGCGGCAGTCCACCCCAAGTCAACCCGCAAGACCCGTCCTCGGTGGATGCCTACATCTCGTACATGGGCCAGCAGCCGGGGGTGAATCCCTCGGTCAGAAACGACCCCAACTATTGGCGGCAGAAGATTCTGTCCGGCGAGCTCGGGACCGATCCCGGCTACTACCAAAGCAAGATGATGACGCCAGAAGGCCCGCCCGCTGGCGGCGGCGGGGGCATGGGCGGCGGGATGTCGCTTGGCAGTCTCGGCGGGGCCTTCCTGCAACCCTACACCGGCCAAGCGCCGCAGTTTCAGCCGCCCACGGGCCTGGATTACATGAACGATCCGGGCTATCAGGCGCGGCTCAAGATGGGCACGGATGCGTTGCAGAACTCAGCGTTCGCTCGCGGGAAGGGCTTGACGGGCGGGGCGCTGAAAGATTTGACGCAATACGCGCAGGACTACGCCAGCAACGAATACGGGAACGTCTTTAACCGGGCGCAGCAGACGTATGGCGCGAATCTCAATCAGTTTGACCGCAATTACGACATCTTCCGCAACAATCAGACGGACCCGTTTAACAAACTGATGGGCGTCACGAACCTCGGCTACGGCGCGGCGGGGCAGAGTAATGCGGCGCTCGGCGCCTATGGGACGAACATCAGTAATCTCGGCAAAGATGTCGGCACGACCAATACCACTCTTGCCGGCGATGCGATCAACGCGCAGACGGGTATCGGGAACGCGCAGGGGCAAGGGTCGATCCTTGGCGGCCTGAATAACGGGCAATTGGGGAGCGCGATTGGGACGGGCGTGCAGAACGCGCTCGACAGTTGGTATCGGCGCAATTCTCCGGGGTACTGATCATGCCGCTGGATATGTCGATTTACGCGCCGCTGTATCAACAGCTGGCGAAAACGCCGGAACAGCAGGCGGCGGAACAGGCGCTCATCGAAGAACGCCGGTCGACGATCGCGGATCGGCAGCAGAAGATCGCCGACGCGCGGCAGAGGGCGCTCGAAGAGGCGCAGTACCGGGCGGCGGTGCAGAAGCGCACGAATCCTCAGACCGGCGAGATTGATTTCGGCGGGCTTGAACGCGATGTGTACGGCATCAGCCAAAAAGGCGGCATGGATTTCACGAAGTCCATTGATGACCACCTTGAGAACGCGCAGAAACAGCGCAAAGCGTTCTATGACGCGAACGAGCAACGCGCCAAAGTGCTCGGCATGGTGGGCAATGCCATCACGGATCAGAGCTCGCTGGACGTGATGCGGTCGACCGTCTCGCCGGAGTTTCGGCAGTTGCTCCCGACCGACTACGCCAGCGGCAAGGGCCAGATCGAGGCGCTCGTGCGTGGCGGGCGGACGGCCGAACAACAGGTGGCGGCGGATCGACTGACGTGGGAACAGGCGCAGGCGGCACTGAAGGAACCTGGCGACGATGCCACGCTCGTGCGGACATTGGCCGGATCGCTTGCGCGGTTGACGCCCGATCAGCAACAGACCTACCTGCGGAATGAAGCGCCGATGGCGCTGCGGAATCGACCGGCGGTGCTGCGGGCGTTGCAGGCGTTGCGGCCGGATCAGTATGCGGACGCGGCGCTGACGGAAGATCAGCGGCAGATTCGACAGCAAGCTTCAGAAACGCAAGATCGGATTGCCGCCAACGAACAGGCCCTACGCGATCAGGCGAAGGCCAACGCTGCAGCGACGGCACAGTATCGTGCGGCGCGGTTAGCACAAGGTGCTGCAGGCGGCACGGCGCAAACTGCCGATGATGCGAAGGCGATTGCCGATGCAATCTTCCGTGGCGATCAACCGCCAGATTTGACGGGCCTCTATCGTCAAGCTGCGCCGGTGCGGGCAGAACTCGGCCGCATGAAATATAACCTCACCGCCGCACAAGAAGACTGGCACGCCACGCAGCGGTATCTGTCCACGCTGAATAGTGTGCAGATGCAGAAGTTGCAGAAGGCGATCAACTTTACGCATGAGTCGATCCCGAACATTCGCAGTCTGATCGGCCAGTGGGATTCGATGGGGTTGCCGATCTTGTCTGCGGCGAATCTCAAAGCCGCCGCGAGCGGCGCGAAGGGGCAGGCCGCGCAGAGTCTTGCGGTGCGGTTGACCGGACAAGTGGCCGATCTCACGAGCGAACTCGGCACGGTCTACAAGGGTGGAAACTCGTCGACCGATGAATCGCTGAAATTGGCCGCGCAGAATTTGCAGGCGGATTGGTCAAAGAAAGCCGCGATGGATGCGCTCGATCAGATCGAATACAACCTGCGGATTCGTCAAAATTCGCTGCGGCATCCTGACGTGATGGGCGGGCGTCTCAATAACCCCTACATGCCAGAAGCCTCGCAAGAACCGCCGCCGCCCATGCCGAATCAAGGTACCTCACGCGGCGGCGCGGGTGTGGTCGTGAAAGGTCGAGACGGACGAAACTACCGTTTCCCGGATCAGCAGTCGGCTGACGCCTTCAAGAAAGCGGATGGTCAGTAATGCCACCACAATCTTCGGCTGACCTCGCGAAACGGTACGGCGGCGTGCCGACGGAGGAACTCGCCAAACAGTTCGGCGGCACGGTCGAACCGGATGCGCCTCAGTCTGACGCGCAGATGGGACCGATTGGGCGCGGCTTGGCCGGATTGTGGGAACAGGTAAACCCGCTCACGCTCGTGCAATCCTTTGCGGCGCTCGGCCATCCGATTGATGCGGCTTCGCAAGCCATGCAACAGCAGGGCGCTCTGTACGACAAAGCCAAACAGGCATTCGCGAAGGGCAATTACGTCGAAGGGGCACGGCACGGACTGAACTATCTCTTGCCGCTCATTGGTCCGCAGTTGGATGCGCTGTCTGACAAAGGGCAACAGGGCGATGTCGCAGGCATGATCGGCGGGACCGTGGGACTCGGCGGCACGATGTTCGGGCCGGAAGCCGCGCAGGGAGTGGTGAAGTCGGCGGCGCAGACCTCGCTGGCGGCGAATCGTGCGGCAGCCATGGAGCGGAGCGCGGCCGCGAACATGGCTGATGTCATGTCTCCAAAGGTGGGGCCGAACAAGGTCCGGTTCGGCAACATGGCGAAAGACGTCGCGCCAGTGCTCGCCGCCGATCCAGAGATGACCTCGTTGTCGCGGGAGGCGTTGCACCGCAAAGTTACAGATCGATTGGAAACCGCCCAAGACAAACTCGATGCGGCGGCCGATGCCCGAAACGCCGGTCATGCCTTTCCTGCGGAGATGTTTCTCGCGCCGTTGGAGCAAGCGAAACAGGCGTTAACTGCCGAAGCGGTCAAAGCGTCTCACGTGCAACCGACCACGGTGGTCACAGGGCAACCCTTCAGCGACGCCAACGTGACGAAGGTCGCGGCACCGATCGGGACAGATGTCGTGCCGAGTCCGAGCAACACGCGCGTGGCACAGATTGATAAGGCCATCGCGGAAATCAAACAGCTCGGGCCGCTCGTGCGGTATGAGTCGATTCGGCGAATTCGGCAGGCATACGATGGGCCCGCCCGCGTGAAGTATGCGCCATCAATCACCGCGGATTTTCTCGCCAAACAGGGCGAAGCGGCCGGGGCCGCCGACGTCACGCGGTCGATTCGTGAGCCGTTGGCCGGGATCGATCCGGCGACCGCAGCGGCTAACCGTGAATATAGCCTCTACAAAAAGGCGAACGACGTGCTGGACGCCACCGCAGAAATTGAACGGACCCGTCCCACGGTGGGGCGCAAGATCATGGCGATGGCGTTGGGCGGCATGGCGGGCGGCGCGGTCGGCGGCCGGACATTGGGCGAAGTCGTGGGGGCCCTGCTCGGGCCGACCGTGGATTCGGCGATTAGCACCGCGAGTCAGGGTCGCAAGATTCTCATGGCGCGAACGATGTCGGACATGGCCGACGCCCTCCGCTCTGGCGATGTGGGCCGGATTCGCCTGCGACTCCAACAATTGCGGAATCTCAGCGTGGCGGCGCAAGCGATGACACCGGTCGCGAGTCATGCCGTCTCAGAGGATCAACCATGAGTCTCCCCGGCGCGTTACTGCCCGATCTGGCGGGCTACTTTCCCGATGCGAACGGGGCCCCGCTCGCGGGCGGCAAAATCATCTGCTACGAGAGCGGCACCGATTTCGGCACGCCGAAACTGCTCTATGCCGATGCGGGCCTGACCACGCCATTGCCGCAAACGGTGGTCTTGAACGCGGGCGGCGCGGTGACGGCGTTTCTGGCCCCTGGCGGCTACGATTTCCAGGTCACCGACGCGAACGATGTCCTGCTCTACACGGTCGAGGGCGTCGAGGACATCGGCCTGACGTGGTTCTCGAGCCTCGGGCAGCAGTTGAGCACCGGATCGAAGTCAGTCACATCGGGCTACACGGTGCTGACGACTGACAATCTCGTGACGGTCAATTCGACAGCGGGGGCGAGCACGATCAATCTGCCGTCCGCCGCGGATTACACGGCGGGGCCGCTCACGATCATGAACACGGCGGGGAATACGGTGGCGATCACGCCGGACGGGTCGGATACGTTGAATGGGGCGAACACGGCGATCACACTGGCGGCGTCCACGGGGCAGGCGTGGACGTATGCGGAACTGAAAAGCGATGGCGTCTCCGCATGGTATGTGACGGGGCGGTGGTCGTAGATGCGCTACAACCCGGCGGGCGATCTCGCGGCAGGCGTCGGGCCGCTCTCGGTCAACCGCGAGTACATCGGACAGGGCTTCAACCCGCGGTGGCTGTGGGACGACGAATGTCTGGCCAATGCGCCGGGCGTCGATGGCATCTTCCGCCTGTACAAATACGCCGAGGCGACGGGCTGGCGGGCGGAGCTCGAAGATCAGCGCGGGGCGACCCGGATCGCCTGCGGCGGCGGGAACTATGCCGTCTGGCTGGCGTCCAATCCGCCGGTCGTCTATGGCGTCTGGAACGGGCAGCCGTTGCCGGAGTATGCGAAAACCTGGCGCCCGCTCGAAGGCGCAATGGATGGGCGGTTGCTGTTTGCCTCGGAGGATTACCTGTCACTCATCGTCTTGTCTCCCGATGGCCGCCAGCAGTGGATTCACTCGGGCGCCAACGTGTTTCTCGACAGTGTGCGGCTCGTCATGGGCGGGATGATCTATTGGGACATGAGCCAGCGCCATACGCTGACCTTCGTCCGCGACGACGGCTCCGTCGTGCCGATGCCCGTGGTGGACGCGCCGTATGACGCCGATCTGGTGTTCGATCAGGCCGGGCAGCCGTGGGCGTGCTTCCACAACGAGGCGACCTATCTGCAGAAGATTGGCACCACGCAGGGGTATCTCTTCGAGCCGAGTTACGGGCCGGCGGTGAGCCTCGACGGGCCCGGTGCGTGGGTCGCCACGACGCCGCGGGCTGATGAGACGCCGACCAGTATCACGCTGTGGGAGATTCCGGTCCTTGGCGAGCACCTGGTCGAACTGGCGCCCGGCCCGCCTATCCCGATTCCTGTCCCGCCCGATCCGATTCCGATCCCGATTCCTCGAGGAGTGCTGCTTATGGCTGCTGATCCCAACGCAATTCGTCCGCTCCATCATCTCGGCGTCACCACGCAGCCGAACGGCAAAGTCACCTACACCGCCGCCGGCCATCCCAACGGCGAAGTCTGGTCGGTGCAGACCGACGGCTCGCTGCAGACGCGGCCCAAGGGCACCGCGGGCGCGTTCGAGTCCTTCAAGGTCGATACGAACGGATCGGCCACGGTCAACAATCTCGGGTTTCCCGGCGGCGGCGGCTACTGGACGTTCGTGCCGGTGAACGTGAGCGGGCTGTGAACGGCGCGGCACTCGTCCTCTTGAGCGGGGGTCGTGGCCTCCGGCCGCAGCCGGTCAGCCACGCGGCCATTGCGCCGCCGTTCGATCCGTCGGATGGCGATGGGATCGTGCATACGACGTTGCCGCCGGAGCAGGTCATCCCGCCGCATTTCACCGATCCGCTCTTCATGCGGGCGGATTTCAACGGCGTCACGATCGATCTGTCGCGGTGGAACCCCGGCGCCCCGGAGCCGCTGCCGTTCCTCAGTGGCGCGAACAGCACGCCGCTCGCGATGCTGATGACGCCCATGCTCATCATGTATCCCGACTACTGGCAGGATGCGGATCTGACCGAACATGCCGAACGCGGCTATGACGACTTCGTGACCGCGCCGAACGGCTGGAACATGCCGGAGAACGGCTTTCCCGAAAACAGCCTCGACAAACTGCTGCCGTGGCATAAGAAGCTCAAGGCGTGGGGCTTTCGGACGGTCTACTGGCAGGGCAATTACCGCGAGGGCCTCACGTCCGTCTTTGAAGCGTTGCTGGATGCCGGCGTGATTGATTTCTTCATTTACGGCAAAGAAGTCGACACAATGCCGGGCGGGACGTCGGAAGAGTTCGAAGCCGCGCTGCACAATGTGAACGACTACTTGGGCGGCCGCATCCCGATTGGCGTGCATTTCTCGGCCGATGGTGATCGGCATATGGGGTACCCGATCGGCTGGACCCGCGACACGTACCTGAATGACTGGTCGCCGTTCAACGGGCGCGTGCATCTCATGCAACAGATGAGCGTGGAAGCGTCCGCCGGCAAACAAGGCGCGTCGATGTATTACGCGCGGCGCTGGATCAACCTCGGCGCGAAGGGGGGCGTGGATGGCGCGAAGGGGCCAGGAGCGCCGGACTCGCGGTGCATCGCGTTCGAGACGATGGCGATCGCGCAACTGTACGGCAAATGCGATGAGAGTTACGGCAATTTGCGTAATTGGGAAATGCTCTGTGGTGTGCGAGACAATCCGGCCTGCTTACCCGTGAGCGGCTACGGCAACGGCTGCCGGTATCCGAACGGAGATCCGCTATGAGTCTGATCGGGCTCGTGGTCGTGCTCGTGATCCTCGGTGTGGCGCTCTACGTCGTTGAAACCTATCTCCCGATGGCGCCGCCGATCAAACTGCTGATTCGCATTATCGTGATTGCGGTCCTGATCCTGTGGCTGCTGCAACTCTTCGGCATTACGGGGCCCTCTGTGCCGCGCTTGCACTAGTGGGCTGCCGGCTGCAGGTCGCGACCTCGGCCACGGTGACGATCGAACGGCTGCATGGCGTGGACGATCACTTAGACGCGCTCGAGCGGTTGGCCATTGGCGCCCATGTCCGACAGCAGCTCGACTATCCGACGGCGTGGAAGATTGTGGCGTTCTGTCTGGCGGCGCGGGATGAGACGCCGGAGGAGCGCTGGACGCACTGGCAGCAGCTGTTGCGGGACGTGCCGATCCTGGCCGAGCCGCCATGGGCCCCGACGGTAGCGGCGCTCGATGAGGCGCTGCGACGCAGTCGGTTGCCGCGCTAAGCCGATTTCTTGCCCCACCGGGCACGGGCGCCGGCTTTCGCAATCTGGATGCGGCGAGCACGACTGAGCACTTTGGCGCGGGCCGCCCCGCCTTTCTGGCCCGCCTGCCGGAACACTTCGCGCCGGATCGCCTCGGAAATCTTCAGGTCCGTCATGGCCTGTAGTGTAGCAAAATAAATGGTGCTTGGCAGTAAGAAAGTGCTTGACAGGCAGGGATGCTTAGCCTTATCCTCTGGAGATGGCAAACATGCAGCGCAACGAGCAGGACATGGAACACTGGCGGCAGATCGCCCGCGAGTACATCGGACTGCATACCGAGTTCGAGGGGGCGAAGGTCAACCGCTACGCCGAGGAACTGGCGATGGTGCTGTATGACCACGCGGAACAGTTCGTGGAGAGCGACATACCGCAGATGGAAGAGGAGCGGCTCGAGGCGGCGCGGGATGCGTGGATCGACGCGCAGCTTGACGAAGCGAGGGGCAAGTGAACGACACCGAGTTTAAGAATTTTGACGGCAGGTGGACGTCGCAGCCGTCCGTCACGGCAAAGGCGTTGCCGGTCTACGTGCATCAGATGCGACTGGTCAATACGCTCTACGACCACGGGCTGTTGACGTATGACGCCTACCTGATCGCGATGAAGCTGGCGTTGGCAACCGCACCGGACGAGGTGAGGGCGTAATGCTCTGGCTCGTGGTGGTGCTGATCGGCTGGGTGGTCTATTTACTCGTGGCCGTGATGTTCATGGAGGGTCGAGGCAATGGCGATACCTAACGCATGGGAACGATTTACGACGGTGCAAGATGCCCGCGACAACGCGGAAGCGTGGGGACGGTTGACGCTTGAGGCGATCGCCTCCAACGATACCGATCTGGTGCAGCAACGAGCGGAACTCGCGGGCACATGCGCTCGCATCGTGACGACGTTGGAAGCACGGCACGTTCATCAGTGTCCCGTGGAAGGCTGTGCGAATTTTTGCCGATGCAACTGCGAACACCCGCACATGGTCTGGATGTGTCCCGCGTGCGATGACGCGGATCGGCAGCGGGCGTTTGATCGGATGGCAGGGTTTTAGGAGGCGTGATGCGAACGAGCGAAGCATTTCCGAGTAAGTATCTGCGGGCGGCGGACCTGAACGGGGCCGAGCCGACGGTGACGATTGATCGCGTCGAGGCTGAGACGCTGAACGACAAACTGGCGCTGGTGGTCTACTTCAAAGGCAAAGAGGCGGGCCTGGTGCTCAACAAGACCAATGCGCGGAGCATTGAGGCACTGACGGGCAGCGATGAAACCGACGACTGGCCGGGCACACGGCTGAAGTTGATCGTGATGAAGGTGGAATTTCAGGGTAAGCGCGTGCCGGCGATTCGGATTGACGCGCCCGAGAAAGCGCCTAAAACTGCCTCAAAGCGACCGGTCAAACCGGCGCCGCCCGTGCTCGACGACGATGACGAGGATCTGCCGGTGGATGAGGCGCCGGATGACGACAGCATCCCCTTTTGATCATGGCGGCCATTATTCTTGACGTGGCGACGTGTGCGCTGCCCGATGCGGCGAGTTGGCTGGACGGCGATGAGATCAAGGCGCCGGCGAACTACAAGGACGAGCAGAAGATTGCGGCCTACATTGCGGAGGCGCGTCAGCAGCGGCTCGCGCGGGCGGCGCTGGACCCGGATTGCTGCATGATTTCGGCGCTCGGGTTCCAGCGTGACGGTAAATGGATGGTGGTGACGTGCCGCCATGAGGACGGCTGGATCGAGGGCGAGCGCAACATCCTGCAGTTCGTGGCTGAGGAGTTGACCGACGGCGCGAAACTTGTGACGTTCAACGGCCTGAAGTTTGATTTGCCCATCCTGCAACGGCGAGCGATATACCTCGACGTGGATCTGACGATCAACCTTGACCGCTACCGCTCGCCGCACGTCGACATCTATGACGTGCTGACGTGCAAGGGGTTGACCTCGGCCCATGCGCTCGGCTGGTATCGGAAGCGGTTTGGCTGGATCGACATTGCCGAGAAGCCGTTGACGGGCGAACAGGAAGCACTGGCGCCGCAGCAGGGGCTCTGGGATGAACTCATTGCCTCCGTGCGCCATGACGTGGCGGTCACGGCGCGACTGGCCGAACGGCTGCGCGTGATTCCAGCCGTGCGGGCCCAGGAGCCGATCTTCTGATGCGCTGGCTGCTGCGGCTCCTCGGCCTGTCGTGTCCGCATCGGCATCGGTTCCGGGTGCTGTCCGCGGACGGCAAACGGCTGTTTCTCGAGTGTGATCGCTGTGGCGATCAAGTGCGAGCGTTGCAATGACCGTCAAATCCCTCCGCGACATTGTGCTGCCCGGGCTGTTCGACGCCCCACTGCTGGACGTGCCGCAGCCAGACGGCCATCCGGACAAGTATCAGCACGCCATTGCACCGGCGACCCTCGAGACGTCCCAAGCCGCGGCCGCATCCACGCGGGCCACGCGCGGGAAGCAGCGGGAGGCGGTCTATCGGCATGTGGTGGCCTGCGGCTGGACCGGGGCGACCGATGACGAGATCGCCGAGGCGCTGGGGATTCAGGCGCATTCGGTGCCGACGCGGCGCAAGGAGCTGCAGGACGAGGGCCGCATTAAGGTCAAGGCGGACAGCGTGGGCACGGTCTGTCATCGAAAGACCCGCGCGGGACGGCAGGCGGTGGTCTGGATCGCTTGCAACGACTCTATGACAGGCGTATGATGCCGGACCAGCAAGAAAAAAGGCCCGCCGGGGTTGAACCAGCGGGCCGAGAACGACCGGAATGGGGCCGGCAGTTCTGTGGAGTCCATCCACAGACTAGCACATTCCCGATCATTCTTCATCACGACGGTTCAGGGCGTCTGCTGGTGAGGGACAACCGCACGGCGGCAGACGCGACTTGGCCGGGACCGTGGCTGCAGACCGGCGTGCCTGGAACCAGATGGTCAGCGGGCGCAGGGGGCGACGTACAGCGTCGACGACAGGCTGACCTGCTTCGAGCGTGGCTGTTACCCGACTCGAGGGCGGCGAGACGGCGACGGGTATACCGGCGATCAGTCTTTGTCAGCAGGGGTTGCCCCAACAGGGGGAACCTCTGCCGACTCAAGCGGACTCAGGGTGCCCGGTCGCAGGGGTAAGACAGCAGTACTAGCTAGCTTATGGATTTGAAACTGGATCGCTTGCTGAACAAGGCTGGAATCAGTCAATACGATCGCCATGTCTGGTTTGAGGGATCGCGATTAACGGGTCATGTCCTGCAGGTGCCTGATGCAGATCTTGCGGCGTCCATTACACGCTGCTGGCTGCCTCGGCTCAAGCTGATTGTGCGCGATTGCGTCGTGATGGTGGCGAAGAGTGCGCCGGCCAAGGTGAATGATGGATTCAAGCCAGCGCGAAGTGGGGATTTGTGGTGATGCTGAGTTATGCCGAGTTTCTGGAGTCAAAGAAACGAGTCTTTCGCGGCGATGGGATCGTGCCGTCGAGTTTGCCGCGCCAATTGTTTCCGTGGCAAGCCGCGATTGTGCGCTGGGCGCTGAAGAAAGGGCGGGCGGCCATCTTCGCGGATTGCGGCCTCGGCAAGTCGTTTATGCAAGTCGCGTGGGCGCACGCGTTGGGCGTGCGAACCTTGATTCTCGCGCCGTTGTGCGTGGCCGAGCAGACGGTCAGTGAAGCGGCGAAGCTCGGGATTGCGGCCGAGTATGCGCCCGATGGGCAGCATACAGGGCCCGCGCAGATCGTCATCACGAACTATGAACGGCTCGAGAAGTTTCGCGCTAGTGACTTTGACGCGGTCGTGCTCGATGAATCCAGCATTCTTAAGGCGTTCAACGGGGCGACCCGAACCGCGCTGATCGAGACCTTCACACAGACGCCGTATCGGCTCTGTTGCACTGCGACGCCGAGTCCGAATGACATTGCGGAGCTCGCGAATCATGCGGAATTTCTCGGCCTGATGACGCGGCCGGAATTTCTGGCGACGTGGTTTGTGCATGACGATCAGGGCTGGCGCATGAAAGGCCATGCGGTGCGCCCGTTCTATCGCTGGCTGGCGTCGTGGGCGGTCGCGCTGCGGTCGCCAGCCGATCTCGGGTATGACGAGGCGGGCTTTCGGCTGCCGGCGCTGTCGATTCAGGATGTCGCGATTGCGAGTGCGCACAATCTGACGGGGGCCCTGTTTCCTGAAGCGGGCTTAAAAGGTATTGATGGGCGTTTGAAAGCGCGGCGCGGGTCCTTGCGTGAGCGGGTGACCGCGGCGGCCGATCTGGTGGCGGCGGAGCCTGACGAATCCTGGCTCCTGTTGTGCGGGATGAATGACGAATCGACGGCGCTGGCCGAGGCGATTCCTGGTGCCGTGGAAGTGCGTGGCGATGACAGTCATGCCGAGAAAGTCGCGGCCATTCGGGGATTCGTGGACGGGAGTATCCGCGTGTTGGTCAGCAAGGCGCGGATTGTCGGCTACGGCTTGAACTTGCAGCACTGTGCGCGGATGGCGTTTGTGGGCCTGAGTGATTCTTACGAGCAGTATTACCAGGCGATCCGGCGCTGTTGGCGGTTTGGGCAGACGCGGCCGGTGGTCGCCTGGATTGTGGTGTCGGAAGCCGAACAACTTGTCGTGGAAAATGTGCGGCGCAAAGAAGCGACGGCGGCGCAACTGGCGGACGGACTTTTACAGCATCTGCGTGTCTTCGAACAGGAGGAACTGAGCGCATGAGAACCATGACCGGAGCCGACTGGCGGCTCGTCCACGATGATTGTATTGACGGCATGATGCGGGAGGCCGACAACACGATCGATTTGTCGGTCTATTCGCCACCGTTTGCGAGCCTCTACACCTATACGGCGAGCGAGCGCGATCTGGGGAATTGCGCGACCAGCGACGAGTTTTTCGCGCATTATGCCTTCGCGATTGCCGAACTCTTCCGGCTCGGCAAGCCGGGCCGGTTGACCTGTGTGCATGTCAGTCAGATTCCCGCGATGCTCGAGCGCGATGGGTTTATCGGGATGAAAGATTTCCGCGGGGAGGTGATTCGGGCCTATCAGCGGGGCGGCTGGATTTATCACGGCGAAGTCTGCATCGACAAAGATCCGCAGGCGCAAGCGATTCGGACGAAGAGCAAGGGGCTGCTCTTCGTGCAGATGAAAAAGGATTCCTCGTGGTCGCGGCCGGCGATGGCCGATTACATTCTCTTGTTTCGCAAGCCAGGAGAGAACGCGGTCGCGGTGACGCATCGGGACGACTACAATGCGCTCACGAATGAAGAGTGGATCGAGTGGGCGCGGCCGATTTGGTATGGCATTCGTGAGTCGGACACGCTCCAAGTCGCGGACGCGCGAAGCGATGATGACAGCCGGCATATTTGTCCGCTGCAGCTCGGCACGATTGAACGGTGCATTCGCTTATGGAGCAATCCCGGCGATCTCGTGCTCTCGCCATTTGCCGGGATCGGGTCAGAAGGCTACGAGGCGATTCGCCACGGCCGGCGCTTTCTCGGATTCGAATTGAATCCGCGCTATGTGGACGTGGCCGTGAAGAATTTGGAGACGGCCGTCACGAGGAAATCACAGGGCCGTTTGTTCGAGGCCACGGTATGACCTGTGCTCGCTGTTATTGGTGGAAGCGGAAGTGGCGCGATCATGGCGTGTGTTGGCACTGGGGCAGCCGCGTGCTGGCACATGAATCCTGCGACATGTTTCGTCCGAAATGTCTGACGTGCGGACCGGACGGCGAGCAGAGCACGAGAACGGGTTCGTGAGTGCCTACTACAACGAGCATGATCGGTTCGCCGCGG